CGAATTTCGGGAAAGGGACGAAGAAGAATCCGGGCTTTTTCTACGGCTTCTCGGCGGACATGTGGGCGGCTATGGCGGTAGCTGTGACGTATTTTGACAAGTACATAAGGGGGATACAGCTATGAACGATCTGGCGAAGCGTATCCGGAGCAGCAACGCGGCATACCTGAACGCAGGAATGGAAGCGGGGATGCAGAAGGCAATCGATCTGCTATTCGTTGCGGCGTATGAACTCGGGATGCTCAAAAGCCCTTCAAAGGCGAAACAGTTATTCGATAAGATGCGCGAACTCGAGAAGGAATACGGCGTGGCATGGCAGGGAAAGCCGGAATCTGACGAAGCCATTCACAGAATCGATTCGAGCCTCAAGAAGCTTTGTGGTCCGTTCTTCGTGCCATTCTTCGCGCGGAACGATACAATCAAAGATTGGTGGGTGAAGGAATGAAAGGAGGAAGCGCATGGAGCAGTTGAAGGGCGCAAAGTTTGACGGCGGAAAGCCCAGACCGTCCACTGTCCCCGTGGAGGCGATAGAGGCGATCATGGCGACGCGGGAATACGGGCTCCAAAAGTACAAAGACGCGGAGGACTGGCGCAGCATTGAGCCGGAGAGATGGCACGAGGCGCTTTTAAGGCACGTCCTCGCGATTTGGGAAGACCCGACGCACATTGACGAGGAATCCGGGCTGCCGTCTATTTGGCACGTGATGACAAACGGGGCGTTCCTGTGTGCGTGTTTGAAGGACAGCTTCAAAAAGGAGACAGAACAATAATGGAGGACATTACAAAGCAGGAGTATTCCGCATGGCTGGAAGAATCCCTAAAAACTGTGTTAGATTTCAAGCCCTCATCGATCTGCATTGTTGCTACTGCGGAGGATGGGACAACAAAGACAGGATATTTCAATTCGACGGGGCAAGACAAAGCTATTTTTGCCGCTAACATTATGAGCGACGTTGTAATGGATATTGTCAAAATCAATGCAGAGGATATCAAGAAAATATTGGGCGGAACAGAGTAAGGGGGCTGATACGGTGAGCAAACCGCGCTATGGGTGGTGGGGCTACGCAAAATGGATGGTACGAAGCTACAAGGGCGGTACGCTTATGACGCGCGAGGAAATCGACGCGGTAGATGCTGCCGTCGAAGAAACAAAGCAGCTTCCCGATGGTGCGGAACGGCTGAAGCTTATTGATCTGGTCCTTTGGAAGCGCACACACACCTTACAGGGCGCCGCTATGGTGGTATATGTCTCGGAACGTACTGCACAGGAATGGCATAGGCAGTTTATCTACTTGGTAGCAGAAAAACGTGGTTTATATTCAAAAGTTTGCGTAAGAGAGCCTTAAACATAGTGTATCGTTGAGAGCGTAGAGGTGTATCCTCTGCGCTTTCATCCTTCTTACGGCTACGCAGCGTACTGCGGAACCTCCTTTTTCTTAGCTCCACCGGAAACCGCAATCCGGTGGAGCGTGAAAAGGATAAGCAGACGGACTTCCTGCGCGATATGCAGCTTCTTAATGCTGGCATCATGAACGACTGGGAGTTCCACATGCGCTGGATGAACGAGGACGAGGCAACCGCAAAGGCTGCGCTCCCAAAGGCGCAGGACATGGTAACTGAACAGCAGCAGGAGGTGGAGTGATGGGAGGCCGTGGAAGTTCTGGAGGCGCTGGAGGCGAGAGGGTCGGCATTAAGCTCCCACAAATCTCAGGAAGCGAAAAACAAATAAACTGGGCGAAGGACATACTGACAGACCCATACAAAACATTTGAAATGAATGAAAAATTGCGTCGGAGCCAAAGCATTGGACGCCCCAAAACTGATGAAATAAGGATGTGGGCAGATTCGTACAGCGCAGCAAAAAAACGCTACGCGGATGAAATCGCAAACTTGTCAAAAATGTTTCCAAACGGGATGAAGGCAAGAGACATTATTGACAGGAGAGATGGACTGAGTTCAATGGCGAAAGCTATTTATAAAGGCGAGCTTGACAAGTTGAGGAGAAAATACGGGTTTAAAGTATGATCAATTTTGAAAACTTAGACAAGTGCGTATTCCTCGGCGTAGGAAAGTATGGCGTTCCGCAAATTGACCCGGTCAAAGCGTATCCACAAGGGGAATTCATTCCTGCAAATTACGTACACACAGCCAAGCGACCAGAAAGCAAGGTCGTGCATTTCTTTATAGACGATTATCAATTCGTCCGGTACTGGAATCAACCGGATAGGTATATTTCAAAGTTGCAACAGTACGAGGCGATATGTGCGCCAGATTTCTCAACATATACGGATATGCCGCTTGCCATGCAGATATACAACCATTACCGCAAGCACTGGTTAGCGGCATACTGGCAGCTGCACGGGATGACGGTTTACCCGACGATCTCATGGAGCGATGAGAGGAGCTATGATTGGTGCTTCGATGGCGAGCCTGTCGGCGGCATAGTAGCGGTTTCTTCGGTTGGGACGCAGGCAAACAAGGATAGCAAACGCCTGTTCCTGCGCGGCTACGAAGAAATGATGAAACGTCTTTCGCCGGAATGGGTGATATTCTACGGAAAAGTGCCGGAAGAATGCGATTGGAACATTATCCGCGTGAAGCCGCACTATGACGAAATCGTGAAACGGAGGAAAGCATAACTATTTCGAGGTGGTGATTATGGCCGCGAGGTTGACAGATCGAAAAAAAAAGAAAATAGTTGCCGACTGGGTAGAAATGCAGTCGTACAACGCTGTTGCGAAGAAGCATGGCGTCACGCACCAGACTGTGAAGAGAATTGTTGACGCATCACCAGATATCAGCGAAAAAGTACAGCAGAAAAAAGAGGAAAACACGGCTGAGATGCTGGCTTTCATGGAATCGCAGAAAGGCGCGATGCAGGAAGCTATCGTTTTGCACCTGAAAGCGCTGACTGACCCAGAAAAAATCTCTACAGCGACGCTGAGCCAGATCGCGACATCATTTGGTATTATCGTTGACAAGGCGACGAAGAACACGGCCAGCAGCAATGACAGCCTGAATAAGCTGGATGGGCTGCTTAGGGAGTTTAGAGATGCTGTTAAGTCAGAAACAACTTGAATTTGCGAGGTACGCAAATCACCGCTGGAACTTTAAGGGCGGAGCAACTCGAAGTGGGAAGACGTATCTTGATTTTAAATGGATTATCCCACTTCGTATTCGTCATCCTCGGTGTCACAAAATCCACAATCGAGCGAAACGTGCTCGAGCCGATGCGAAATCTTTACGGCGATAAGCTGGTAGGAACGATATCAAGCGATAACACTGCTTGGATATTTGGCGAGAAGTGCTATTGCCTCGGTGCGGAAAAGGTGTCTCAGGTCTCGAAAATCCGCGGCGCGTCAATCAAGTATTGCTACGGTGACGAGGTTGCAGATTGGTCGGAAGAAGTCTTTGCACTTCTGAAAAGTCGACTTGATAAAGAGTATTCCTGCTTTGACGGAACGTATAACCCGCAATATCCGAACCATTGGTTGAAAAAGTTCTTGGACAGCAATGCCGATATTTTCAGCCAAGTTTATACAATTGATGACAATCCGTTCTTGCCGCCTTCCTTCGTAGAAAACCTAAAGAAGGAATATGCCGGAACGGTTTTCTACGATAGATACATTCTTGGGAAATGGACGCTGGCAGAAGGACTTGTATACTCTATGTTCGGCGATCCCTGCATCGTGCATGACATACCGGACACCGGCG